ATTATATACTGCCCTATCCTTACAAAATTTTTCAGTAGATTCAACTAACCAATCAATATTACATAATTCGCTATCAAAACTATTGATCATTTCAATTGCATCATGTAATTGATTATCAGTAATATCTTTACGATTACCTAATTCAATTTTAATGATATCAGGATTTGCAATCTTGTTATATTCAACGAAAAAGTTGAGAATTTCTTGGCACACCATGCCTTCAACTTTATCTTCAAAATATAAAGAGTCTATAAAAGGGCCTACTTTTCTAATATAATCTTCATTATAAAGCAAATTACTTAGGATCTTTTTTTCAATCCTCATTTCTCATCAACACCTCCTGCATAAACTAATGTGTTGTTTTTAAGGCCGTCATCAATAATCTCTAGTAAAATATCGCCAATATATTTCTCCATGTCTGGATCATTAGGCTCTACTTCACCTTTAACGATATCATAGTGAAATTGTAATTTGGCTTCACCTTCTTCTTCATAAAGTTGAACTTTGCCTAAATGAAAAATAACACCTTTATATGGCCCTTCATTGATTTGGATTGCAAAAAACCCTTCTTCATTAACAATATCTTCTACTACATTAAATCTCATTTTCTTCCTCCACATCAATTGCCATAAGATCACCCGAAGAGATTTGGTACTTATTTTTAATCCATTCTTGAAAAGCTTTATTAGTCAAAATGTCTTTCCAAAATTCTTTAGTGTCTGTATCAGCAAGTCTCCATTTTTTATCTTCTGCTTCTCCAGTATTAAGATCTACTCTTTGATACCACCCTTGATTTGGCTTAATGACACACCCGCACTCTAAAGCCATTTCAATTAAACCAGACCACGTAGACAATCCCCCTTCAAATCGAACAGAAATAGGAATCTTGGATTTTTCTCTTACATATCGTGACTTTTCAACATTAATGATAAAGTTATAACCAAGCAATTCTGTTTGTTTCTTTTCTTGCCTGCGGCCAATAATAAAAATATTATCGGCAGAGTAATATGATCCTGTGTTGTGAGAAGCAACACCGTTTTCCATAATATAGTGATTTACATTAGCAACTGAAATGTCATAAACCTTACGTTTACCTACAGATTTAATTGATTTGATTTTCATATGTGTCCTTATGTTTACAATTATCGTTGTGCCATCTCTTAAGATTTCCACAAGTTGTTATTATCCCACAATGTATACATGCATGTTTTGTTTCTGGTTTAAGCTTTCTAGGATGAACCCACTTTTTAGAATGTGCTCTTGGGTCTGTTTTATCTATTCTAATAATTTCGCCAGAAACTACATTTTGTAACATTATCATACCTTTACGCCCAATTTTAGCCTTGTGCTCTGGTGTCTTTGACTTTTTTTGAGACAATAGCAGGGCATTTTTGTGTTCTTCACTTCTATTCTCCCACAACTTTATTTTTTTTTGTGCTGCGCTCATTTTAGCGCGCGATTCAATTGAATGGGTTTTGCCGTAAAAATGATTGAGCTCACCTTTTGATTCAACACTAAGTTGTTTAGATCTTGCCTCCTTAGCTTTTTTAAACATACTAGCGTTTACTATTCGCGATTCCTGCCCTTTACCTATTCTACACATTGCATACCACGCATTAGCTAATTTAGAACCTCCATATATTTTAAATAATAAATGGTGTGCTACGAAATGTTGTTTTGCAGATAACCTAACAATATTAGATTTCGAATTATTCCCGCCCATACATTGAGGCACTATATGATGCTTTTCTGTATATCCTTTGTGTGGATTATTAATAGCTTTATAAATTAGTAAATTATAGTGTTTTTGATAGTCCATATATTCCCCCCTATACGGACTATTTATAAAATAGCTGATCTCTATTATACTACTGATACCTTATCGCCTATAGAGAGATTAGTAATCTCTACCCATTCTCTATTACTCATAAACATATGTTCTTCAGAACAAATACACTTTGACCCATCTTCAAACTCTACTTCATAACATTCAGGTTCTCCCTCAACAAGAGTCTCTGGGGTCCACGTAGCTGTAACAAAATGGTGTCCTTCTAATGTTTTAACTACATCTCCTTTTACAACATCTTCGATATTTTTCAAAGTTCCGTCTGCCATTTGGATCTTTGTTCCTTCAACAACACAACCACCACCCACTATTGGCTTGCTAAACAATTCTAGACTCTGATATGTATGATTAACTACTACCATAGGAATATCCCGCAAAGTTAAATGAGGTGTAACCATACGAAACAAAGACTTGATCTGCTTTGCTCTTGTCATATCAGCAACTGATTTTTTGTCTAATGCATCTTCTACTTCCTTTTTAGAAGCAAGATTGCCAATAGAATCAACTACAATAATAACATGATCTCCCCTTTCAAATTTATCTATTTGAGTCATGATATCAAATTTTAATTGTTCAATATCTGTCACTGGGCAATGCACAACCCTATTCTTATCAATTTTTAAAGTATCAAAATATTGAACTGGAGTACCAAACTCTGAATCATAAAACAAAACACAGGCATCATCATATTTGTCTAAATATGCTTTAGCCATAATGAGACTAAACATAGATTTGAAATTTTTAGACTCGCCAGCAAACATAGTTAAGCCAGGAGTTAATCCTCCATCCAATCTCCCAGACAGGGCCACATTTAAAGCAGGCACCTTTGTTTGAATCATATCTTTACTATTAAAAAATTTTGAATGTTCTAAAACAGACGCATCATTAATAGTTGTGTTTTTCTTAATTTTTTCTACTAGTATACTCATACAAAAAAATCCTCTAATGTGGCTTTTGGTTGTGTGCTCCAGCCCAAGCAATCTAGAATGTCTTCTAAGGCATCTAAAAATGTTTTTTGAAACATTATATTATAATCAATGTATTGGTGCAATCCAAATTCTTTAGGAAGCTCATCAATAAATGCGACAGTGTTTTCGTGAAAGGGGTTTGGTGTAATTAAGTAAAGATATTTGACTTGGTCACCATTTTTAATTTTGTGGTACTTTGTTGCTAAATCGTATTTGTTTAAGTAATGATTATATAACAAAGATCCCCGAACATGCAACGGTGTCGCTTTCTTATAAATTGATGCTCTATCATGATACTTGTTTATATCAGTCACTGATCTAGGAAATGCTATTTCTTCGGCACTGAATGCTTTAAACTCTTTTTGAAAATTTTCTACAAATTCATGTACAGCGGTTTCTTCATTATATAGAATTGTAGGCAATACTTCTCGCAGCTTGCTTCTAATAACAGAAGGGGTAGATGATTTAATCATCTGCAACCCCATAATCTTTAATTTAGGTGTATCGTATCTAACACCTTCACTATCATACACTGACATAGTGTATCTCTTTTTACTTACACTAATCATTGTGTCGACCAAATTTTCTCTTTTCATGATCATTTTTTGGTCGTATGCATTAGTATAGTCAGCTAATTCTTGATAGCACTTATTGATATATGGTTGAATAATTTTTTCACAGACTTCATCCAAATAATCAATCTTTTTGGTCGTTGGCTTATTAGGACAAACCTGTTTAATAAGATCTTCTAATGTTAGCACAACAGAATCAGTATCAATCAATACAACTCTATCAACATTTTCTGTCTTTAGAGTTTTATTCATAAAATTATTCAGACGATCAGCAATCCATCTAATAGCCAATTGTCCAGAAGTAGTAATGCCTTCAGCAATTTCTAAGGTGTAGTGGCGAAAATAAGCATTACCTTAGTTAACCAAGCCCGCCATAAGCACTATTAAGTAGAATTTTTACCGACATCTGCAACGCATCAAGCCGGCTTACTTCTCCTAATAGTTGCTTACGGCGGGCTTGTAATTCCTCCGTTGTCATACTATTATAGTTCATTGATTATGCCTTGTCTCTCTTTCTTTCAATATTTTTTCAACTTTTTCTAATTCTTTTTTAGCTTCAATCATCTGCTTTTTGTATGCAGCTCGTTGATCATACAACCTTCCCATCAAAACAGGAAAAACACCTTTCTTGTCTTTTCTAAAACACCAACCATTAGCCGCCATAGCTAAATTTTGTTCTTTCAAGACACTAAGATCAGCTTCTTTCTTTACTAACTCCTGCAACTGTACGTCTATCTTTTTATGAGTCAATGTCTCAGGACTCATATTGTATTGTTGAATAATCATGGGATATAGTGATGTTAAGTCTAAGCTAACACACCAATTATGCTTGCCTTTTAAAGGTTCTTTTACATAGGCACCTTCAAAACTTTGGCTCTTAGCATTATCTTTCTTAGGTGGCACTACAATATTGTATTGATTAAGATAATTATATACAATTATGTCCCATGTTCTTACAGGAGAGAATGCGTCTTCATAATTGATTTTTGCAAGATATGCAATAGTCATTGCAAGATCAATAAGCTTTAGCTTTTCATCTAATTTAGAAACAAGTTCTACGTCTCTCACATTATATTGAACAAAAAGTTTCCAGTGTTCGTCTGCTATCTCTTTGTCCAGAGATTCATAAGTTTTCAATAATTCGTCATTTTTCCCTTTTTGTAGTTCATTTTTGATAAGAGTTCTTTTATATACTTTTTTTTGTAATTCTGTCGGATTTTCAGGAAGAACTTTTATATCATAATCACCTGTATAAAATTCTTTGAAGGTTGAACCAGGATTTTTAAGCTTGGTGGCACCAATTTCTACCTCGGCAATATATTCAAGTTTATAAGACTCTTTAGCCGAGTAAGTTCCCCATTTCTTATACAAATCTAAATAGTCTAATGATGCAATGCCTGCAATAAATGTGCGCTGATCTTCTCTTCCTGAATATCGCACATCAGCTTGTCTTACATGATTCCATACAGACAACTTATTAGCGCGGGATTCACCAATAACTTTGCACATACGATTATATAGATATGTGATATCAAAGAAAGTGCTATTCCATCCAGTAACAATATCAGGTGCGTTGGCATGCCACCAATCTACAAAATTGCCCAACATTTCCTGTTCATCATCACAGCATATATAATCAACTTCAAACCCATTATAAGGCTTAGTGCCCCAGGTTGTAACTTGATTAGTTTGGTTATTTTTAACTGTGATTAGAAGAATTTTTTCGTTTGCTTGTCTTGGCTCTGGGAATCCATAATCTGTGCATGTTTCAATATCAATTGTATATACAAGAACGTCTTCAAGGTTAAACTCGATATTGTCAGGATATGTTTCACAAAGATATTGATATACATGGCTAGGTGCCGTGTAAATTTGCATGTTGTGCACATCATTGTATTTGCTTACAAATTCGCGCGTCTCATACATATTTCCAGGTTTAAAGGAATAGACGGGATTGCCGAAAAGTGTATACCAAGTATCAGTATCACTTTTCGGCTTTGATTCAATCCATATAGTGGGTTGAAAATCTACACTGTAACAACGACGAACGCCATTGTCAATTGATCGTACATACAGCTTGTTTCCTCGCTGAAATACGTTTGTATAAAATTCACCTTTATTCATTATATAGATTATACTATAAAATTATATACAAATCAAGAGCAAGCTCTAAAAATAACTGCAACCACTGGCGCAATAAGAGAAATTCCTCCGAACAATAAAACTGTTACAACTTCATGATTTAATGAGTGCACAACCCGACTATCATAATAGTGGCCATGCAAACTACTAAAGTTGTCAAAAGCATCATACCTTTTTGGTAATCAGTGGTTTTCCGCACGTTTTCCATTAATGACATCCTCCTTTTTAATTATTTATACACCATGTATAAATAATGATGATGAAATTTTCATTAGGCCTTATTTTGGGGAACACATTCACTAAGTTTTTTAATGTACATTTCTACCATTCTTTGGTGGGGTTGGCCCGCGCCGGCAATGTTTGAAATGTTGATGCGTATAGACCCACTTATATAAGGCATGTAAGAAACAAGATTATATGTAACGTAATAAGGACTGTCTTCTATTCTTTTTTCAATAATCTCATAAACGTTATCCATAATCAATTCTGTATTAATTTTTTTATTAATTACGCCTATAAGAATATCGCCATTTGTTAATTTTACAATAACTAGTTCAATTTTTGGCTTGGGGGCTGGGGGTTTTTGTTTAGGTGGTTTATTGCCTTTGATTAAATGCAAATTTGGCGATTTTTGTTTCATAATTAAATTTGGGGGTTAACCCTAGAATATAATCTAAAGGTTAACCCCATAATATGGTTATTCATTTAAAAGTTGAGGCTTATAATCAACGCTAGTAATTGGAATTTGAAGAGGCTTCTTGCTGTCAGGCACAACTCTTTCTAAAGAAATTACAAGCATTCCGTTTGTGTGTGTGGCATCTTTTACTTCTACAAATTCGTTTAATACAAACTTTTTAGTAAAGTTTCTAAACCCAATGCCGCGATGGGTGTAATGAACACCCTTTTCTTCCGGCGGCCTAGACCCTTTAATAATAAGATACCCATCATCTACTTCAACAGTAAGGTCTTTGCTATCAAACCCCGCAACAGCCATTTCAATGACATAATTATCTTCTGTTAGCTCTTTAATATTGTAGGGAGGGAACGGTGAATTATTTGAAACAATATTATCATGCATTTTTGCCAGCTTCTTGAAAGGCTGGTCAAATCCTACAAGCAAATTGTTATCAAATTTATCCCAAAATTGATTTGGAAAGGACGTAGTTTTGAAGTGTGTCATTTTTGTCTCCTTTTAAGCGAGTTAATATAATTGTCACCTATAATAGCGTGACTCCAGCTTACCACGATACTGGGCTAACCTACGTGTTAGCGGCACAGAATACCAAAAATTCCGCCGGCCGGCACAAATATTATCACCTATAATAGCGTGATATGTGCTATGAGTATATATAAAGCTTTTCTTATATATGGCACGAATTATTTAAAAATTTTAAATAAATCGTCTACAAAATTATCCACTGCGTCTCTTACACTATCTACAATCATAATAAGTACACCAGCCGCTACTCCTAATACAAATGAAAACATGTTTATTCCTCCTCTTGTTCTACATTATTTTTTGTCAATTGAGCTTCTCCTTGTGTTTTAATCTTTACAATTAAAGAAGCAATTTCATCAAAAGGGTGCTTACCCAATGACTTTAAAATAATATTAACTTCATCAATACTTAATTCTAAGGTAATCATTTTAATCTCCAGAAACTTTAAATCGTTGCCCAATGTTATACTTAGGGATTAACTCCCACTCTTGCTTTTCTTTAAATGACACAATTTTAATTTGTGACATAATTGATTCTGCATCAACGGCATCGGGAGGGTTAACAATATTTACTAGTCCCCATTCATGTAACAATTTAGCAATTACATTTCTTCTTTCAATATCATTAACTGTGATATTAGAATCTTTATTATCTAAAATAAAGAGTTCTTTAAAATGGACAATAAAATATCGCCCCTGCTTATGAAGAATATGTGCTGATTGGTATAGCTTTTTTTCTTTACGAGAAGCAATGCCAATTCTTGTCAATGTTTCTTTAACTTTTAAAAAATTATCAGGAGCTGGAAGAGTAACTTCCAACATTGATTTGGGAGTCCAATCATAGTAGACTGGTGTAATATCACTTTTCTTTAATTCCATTTTTTCCACCTTCATTGATTTCTTGTTTTATAAATTCTATCTCATCTTGAGACAACAGCGGCATTATTTCTAATGCTTTGCTCAATGAATATTTATAAAAAATTGAAACTTGGTGGACATCATCATGTAATTGCTGTTTTTTAAGCCATTTACTATATCTCTTCTTCTTTTGGATGCTGTTTTTGAGATAGCTGTATTGGCTTTTTATAGGTGTGTCTCTATACATATTCATTTCATTTGCATAAAGCACACAGTCAGGAAAATAAGATAAAGCCCTGTTTACAATAAAGGGAGCATACTCCTTTTCTGCTTGAGGATCTTCAAACATATCTTCACGCTTTTCAAAAGTAATACTTTTTACAAAATCAAAAGGAGTAGCCATTTTACACCTACTGGAATTTACATGAAGCCATAATCTCAGTAAAGCACGCCATCATGTTTAATTCACTGTCTACAGTAAAACACCCTTTATATGAATACTCTGACAACAAAATAATATACTGAGGAATTGAGATTTGCTCAACATATATGTCACTAAAGTCATACATATTTTTAAAGATGCGAGATGCGTCATTTCCACTATTAGTAGCAACCCACTTACGTACCTCAGAAAATTTCTTATCCTTTAAATGTCTAAATAAAGTTTTATAAGACTCTTCATCAATATTTACAAGAATGCCACTATCAATATGACCAGAAACACTATATCTCTGTAATTCATTGATAACACGCCTAAAATCAGGAAAGTGTTTGTTTACTAATGAAGCAACCACTTTCTTGTCATATGTTACATGTTCTTGATCCAGAATATAGAGAACTCTCTTGAAGAATTTACCAGCAACCTCAATCTTATCACTTGATTTTAGATTAAAGTCAATAACTGCACATCTTGAATGTAAAGGCTCAATAATACGATTCTTAAAATTACAAGTAAGGATAAACCTGCAATTATTGGCAAACTCTTCAATAAACCCTCTTAGGGCTGGTTGAAAGCTTTGTGCATTAGCATAATCAGCCTCATCAAGAATAACAATCTTTTTAGCGTCTGTCAAAGAGACGGTAGAAGCAAATTGAGCAATATTAGACCTTAGAGTATCAATGCCGTTTTCTAAAGAAGCATTAATAAACAGAACGTCAGCTCCTACTTCATCACAAAGAGCTTTAGCAACTGTAGTTTTTCCAATGCCTGCAGACCCATGAAA